GCGAAGAGTGCTTCCGCAGGATTGGAGATGAACACCAATCGCTGTGCCCGAATGATGGGATCGTGACCGCGGCGCAGACCTTCGGCCGTGCCCTTCCCTTCAAATCCCGCCGCTGAGCCCAGACATGGCAGGTAACGGCTGGGGGGGGGGAGATCCACCCGCGAGAAGATCATGCGTGAACATGATGCCCTGCCGCGGGCAATGCGGCTGGTTGGCATATCGACCACGGCGAAATGGACAGCCTGCAGCATTCGCGCCGCTTGGGCGGAGGCAGCGGCGCGGTGGCCCAACATGCCCCACCGGATCATGCGCCGCGCGCTTGACGTCTTGGACGAGGCAAGCGGCGAGGACACGTTCAAGCACTACGGGCCGAACCATCCCGAGTGCCCCGAGCAATTCAAGGCAAGGCGCGCGCCGAAGGGCGCGTGGTGGGCGCAGCAAGGCCGGGTGACCAAGTGACAGGTACGAATGACGACTGGCTGAGCGACCCGGCGTCGGCTCCCAAGGCCGTAGGCGCGCCCGCGCACAAGCCCCGGAGGGTACCGGCGAGGCCCGCCAGCACAGCGGAAGCCGGGAAGCCCACCCTGCGCCCGCTGGACAAGCTTGCCGCGCAACTGGACGCGGCCCCCGTCGCTGCCCCTGCGGTAGCCGCGCCGCCGGGCGAAGGGCTCGATCCGCCGGATGACCGGCCGGAAGATCCGCGCCCCGATGATGCCGGCGCCCCGCCCCCACCACCGCCGCCAAAGGAAAAGCGGCCGCGCGGCGAGATCTGGAAAAGCTGCCCGGTGCGCCCTTTGGGCGTGAACGGCAACTTCAGCTTTTACCTGGACGTCCATGGGCAGATGCGCGCCGTGGCCAAGCACGATGCGCAGTCGATCATGCACCTGTTTGGCAGCCGGATCCCGGCGCTGTGCTGGGCTTTTCCGCAATACGACAAGGATGCGAACCGCAAGCCCAACAGGTTCGACCAGACCACGGCCGCCATGGACATGATGGCCGCCTGTTCGGAAAAGGGGCTGTTCGATCCGGATGGATCGGTGCGCGGCGTCGGCGCCTGGCGCGATGATGACGGCAATCTGATCTACCACACGGGCGACAAGCTGCTGTTGGCATCTGGCGACAGCGAACCGATGACGCATCAGAGCCGGATCTATCCGGCTTACCCACCGATCCCGCACCCGGCACCCGCCGACAGGATCACTGATCCAGTGCCCGCGATCCTCGACCAGCTGGGCACATGGAACTGGGACCGGCCCGACATCGATCCCCAGCTATGCCTGGGCATGGTCGGGGTGCAGATGCTGGGCGGTGCGCTGGACTGGCGCCCGACCTTCTGGGCCACTGGCCCGCGCGCGGCCGGGAAATCATCGTTCCAGAAGCTGATCGAGTACCTGCACGGCCCCAAGGGGCTGATCCAGTCATCCGACGCCACCAAGAGCGGGGTCACCTCGCGCCTTGGCCACTCGTCCCTGCCCGTCGCCCTGGACGAGCTGGAGCCGGGAGACGAAGGCAGCGGCAAGGAGAAGGCAATCATCGATCTGGCACGCATTGCATCATCGGGCGGCCAGTGGTTCCGGGGCACCAGCGACCAGAAGGGCGCAAGCGGCAACGTCTATTCGACGTTCTTCTTCAGCTCGATCCTGATCCCCGGCGCCATGAGCGCGGCCGACCTGTCGCGCCTGATCATCCTGTCGATGCACGCCTTCCCCGAAGGAACGCCCACGCCCCCACCCTTGCGGGCCGATACGTGGCGCAGGCGCGGCGCGGCGCTGAAGCGCACCCTGATGACCAGGTGGAAGACATGGCCCGATCGGCTGGACCTGTGGCGCGATGCCTTTGCCCAGCACAAGATCGGCGGCCGCAACGGCGACAACTGGGCCACCGTCATGGCCATGGCCGACATGGCCCAGAACGAGGCCCTGCCCGATGCCGATGTGCTGAACGGCTGGACGGCCAAGGTGGCGCGCCACATCAAGGCCGACCTGGGCGAGCTGGGCACCGATGCGGACGGCCTGATCACCCACCTGCTGAGCCAGAAGTTCGAACCGACCAAGGGCCGCGAGGCATACACGCTCGCCCAATGGTTCATGGTGGCAGGACAGCTACCCCATGCCCCGCTGATCTTCGGCAGCAGCGAGGGCACAGACCACAGCCCCGAGGCGCTGGAGGCCCGCGCGAAGCTCGCAAACGGCAAGCTGGCGCAGATCGGCCTGCGCGTCACGGTGACCGACGGAGAGGCCAGCCTGTTCATCGCCAACAAGCCCATTCAGGGGCTGAAGGATCTGTTCGAGCGAACGCCCTGGGCAAATGGCGCATGGAAGCAATCGGCCGCACGGGTCAAGGGCGCGACCACCTTTGACGGGGTGCGAACGCTGGCCGGGATCTCATCGCGCGGGATCGAGATCCCGTTCGCATCCATCCCCGGCCTTGCGCCGGTTCCGATGGATCGCAGCACGCGGTCGATCGAGGCCGCCAGCGTGCCGATGCCGGAAGACATGGAGGACTTTGCATGAACGCGCGCCCCGATATTTCTAGGCCATTGAAAACGCGCGATCTTATGCGCTGGCCCACACCCCGCCTGCGGCCTATAATGACCGGGCGAAGCGCCATTCGGCCTGCGGGTCAGGGGGTGCGGAAGCCACTACACCACTACAAATTGCCCGGCGCATGTAGCGGCTTTTGTAGTGGCAGATTTGCCAGCCGGATCAACGGCTTAGACCTTCCCACTACACCACTACACGAAAAAGCACGTCTCTCACGTGCGCGCGCGCACGCGCGGTGTATGCGCATGCGCGCACGTGAGAACCCCTATTTTCTGTGTAGTGGTGTAGTGACTAAGTTTAAGTCACTGATCCTGAAAGGAAAAGGCCACTACAAAGGCCGCTACAAAGCCACTACAAACCGGGCCAAGCCACTACAAAACCGGCCTTCGGATGCGGCTCACGCTGCGCAGATCGCGCGCAACCTCATGAAATCGTTAAAAAAGGTGGGGATTTGACCATGGCAGGTCCGAATTCCAAGTTCGATGAGCTGGCCCGCGATGCGGCCGAGCGGATCGAGGCCGCGAAGGCGGCGGGCGAGCAGTTCACCTTCCTGCCGGACGAGCCTGCGCCGGGCGACAGCGCCAAGGCCAAGCGCGGCAAGGGCAAGGCCACGTCGCAGCTGCGCGACTGGTGTGCCTCGCGCGGGTTGCGGATGCCCGAGGATGTGCTGATCGAGATGGCCGGCATGGCCAGCAGCGAGGATGTGTTCCTGACCGCCATGGCGCGCACCGAACAGGTGCTGGCATGGGCGCAGGATGGGGCCACCGGTTACAAGGGCGCGCCGGTCGAGCCGTCGATGGCGCAGCGGCTGGACGCGTTCAAGTTCGTGTTCACCGCGCAGCTGCGCGCGGCCGAGGCGCTGCTGCCCTATGGTCTGGGCAAGGTCACGCCGGACGTGGCGGTGACGCAGGCCGTCCAGGTGATCATGCCCGGCGCAACGGCACCGCAGGCCGCGCCACGCGGGCCGGAAGCGGCGCGCGATGTGACGCCGCGACCTGGTCGGATCGCCCCGCCACCCATGCCGCACCAAATCCAGCAAAATCAACCACTTAGCGAAACGCAAAAGCCGGTTGCGGACGGGAAGGCGCGGACGGAATGACTAAGCCGTTGAAATCACAAGGCGAAATCGGAAGCGGGCAGTTGATCGAAAATCAATTGCCCGCACCCAAGGCGCTGCCGATCGGCCTGCGCCCGGCGCGATCCGGTGCGGCCAGCGCCGCCCTGGGAAAGGGGTGCCCCCCCTTCGCGGCCACGGGAACGGACCCGGAACACGCCCCCCCGGGGGGCGGGCCGCGCGTTGTCTCTCTCCCCCTCTGTGTGACCCCATGCATCCTTTTTGGGGCTTCGACCCGCCCGGCAGGGTGCGGAAACTCCGGCCCTGCGACCCGGGGTCAGGGGGTGCGGCCATGACCGGGGCGATGAACGCGCAAGGCGCGCGGGGCAAGGGGATTGCTGACGATCAGGTCGAACGCCTGCTTGGGCTTGATGCCGCGTCAGCTGTGCAGACCCTAGAGCTGGCCAATGGCGCTGTCCAGATGCCTTCGGTCGAGGGCAACGATTTTCCCGGGCCCATCGCCGAGGCCCTGTTCTGGGATGACAGCGACATCACTGGCATTCAGGGGCCGGTCGGATCGGGCAAGACCACCACAACCCTGAAATCGCGCCTGCGCCGGGCGGTGATGATGCCGCGATCGACGCGGGATCTGTACACGCCCGACCCCGAAGCAGACTTCGGCTGGCGCCCGGTCACCGACATCGAGCGGGCAACCCTGTCAGAGCTGGTGCCCATGGGCTTCGTCGCGTCGGGGATCCGCCGCTACAAGCTGCTGGCGATCCGTCAGACCTATCGGAACCTGTGGGCAACCACGATCCCCAGCTATCTGGAAGTCTTCCCCAAGCACCTGGGCGAATGGTCCGGCGGCCGGGGTGATCCGGTGCGGCATGTGATCCGGTTCGATGACGGGCTGGGCCCCATCGAGTTCGTGGCCGAGTTCCTTGCCTTCGGCGATGACGTCGTTGCGGCAATGCGCGGTGTGCAGACCACGGACATCTGGCTGAACGAGGCCGACACGGTGCCGGTCGAGGTCTTGACCACGGGCATCGGCCGGATCGACCGCTGGCCGGGTGCCAGCCATTTCGAGGGCTACCCGCCCGAGCTGTGCGGCTATGGCCAGATCATCTGCGACTTCAACGCGCCCGACGAGGAAAACTGGACCTTCGGCGTCTTCCACGATGATGAGAAGCGCCAGGCGATCGTGGATCTGATCATGGCAGGTCTGCCCGAAGGCGCCCGGCCGATCCGGATCACTTTCCACAATCAGCCGGGCTATGGCCAGCCGGGATGCGAGAACCTGCAGAACCTTGCTGCCAGCTATTACCCGCGCCAGGTGGCCGCCAACACGCTGGCCGGGCGCGGCGACATGAACGACCGGCTGGTCTACAACAAGATCGTCTACCTGCGCGCGGGCGATCCTGTCTTCAAGCGCGAGTTCAACCGGCGCATCCATGTGGCGACCGAGACCATCCCGCTGCTGGCAGGCCTGCCCCTGCGCCTTGGCCTCGACCAGGGCTTGCGCGGCGCGGCCGTCCTCGCCCAGTTTGCCCCGCCCTTCCACTGGCGCATCCTGGCCGAGCTGCACTTTCCGCAGGAACGCCTGCTCGCGATCGTCTTCGGGCAGCGCCTGCAGGATCTGCTGACCGGAAGCCGGTTCAACGGCGTGCGGATCGAAGGCGGATGGGGCGACATGGCCGGCGAACAGGGATCCTCGCTGGCCGCCGACGAAAACCGCACCTGGAACCTTGCTGTGGGCCAGACGGCTGGCTTCCGCGTGCGCCCCCAGAAAATCGGGACCAACCGCATCCAGCCCCGGCTGGAAGCCGTGCGCGCACCGTTGGAGTTCATGCACGGCGGCGAGCCCGGCCTGCTGATCGATCCGTCCTGCAAGTTCCTGATCCGTGGCTTTGAGGCGCGGTATGTCTGGACAGACGAGATCGACGCCAGCGGCGACAAGCGCAAGGTGCCCGACAAGCGGCTGACAGAGGCAAACGTGATGGACGCCCTGCAGTACCTGCTGCTGTCCGAGGGCAAGCCCAGCGGACTTTCCAAATTCAGCTTCCCTGGCACGGCTGCGGCCGATGCCGGGACGTCGCGCGGCCAAGACGGCCGCGCCCCTGCCGGCGGGCTGCAAACCGGCTTCGATGTAACCGATCCCTATGGAGGATGATCGAATGGACTTTGGAGATGCTATCCGCGCCATGAAGGCGGGGAAGAAGGTGGCCCGCGCAGGCTGGAACGGCAAGGGCATGTGGGTGGCGATGACGCCGGGTTCCGCGTTC